TGGAATGATATATTGGTCAATGTTACCTTCCCTAGGATGGCGAATATTGGTCATGTTTTTCGATTTCCCTCTTACCCTAATGCAAAAATTTATTCAAATTGCCTCACCGCCCGTAACTGAAGCTGCTGGACCTGATGATTCTTCTCGAGCTCCTTGGATGTTGGCTGCGCTAGTTGGTTCTACCATTTTGCACAAAATGCCTTCAACCAAGGATATTAAAGAAGTAGTGTCAGTGATTACGATGACGACTCGACTTGCCCCTGTACTCAAAACTATACCCGATTTACTTGGATGGATACGTGATTGCTTACCCGAAACGCTCAAAATCTGGATACAAAAAGTTGTTCCTCATGGAATTTATATGAAAATGTTTAAACCCAAAGAAACCTGGGTGGAAGATTTTATTGTCCCTGTATGGGAAATATTCCGTCAATCACAACGCCGTAAAGTTATGTACGAACCACAGACGCGTGGCCGCGTAGCTGCACTTTACACTTATGGCGTCGCCCTTCTTAATCGAATGGTTAATGACGGATTTAAAGCTTCTGACTGTCATATAATTCGAGCTACAATGGAAAAATTGTGCTCTTTGGAACGACTTCGAATCGACACGAAACCCCTTAATGAATACCCATATTGCCGACGTGTGACCCCTTACTGTATTTGGCTAACTGGTGACCCAGGAGTTGGAAAAACTTCCTGTGGACCTGCTATAATCAAACTTCTTGCTCCCCCGAACTGGCCTGACTCAAATCTCATTTACCCGATCAACACTGGTGCCCGCTATTTGAATAATTATTCAAATCAATTTGCCGTTTACTGGGATGATATTGGACAACGAAATGTAGTAGATACAGATGCCCCAGAAATGATGCAATTTATGCAAATGGTAGGCAATTTTCCCTACAATATTCCTTCCGCTCACCTCGAAGACAAATCTATGATGTTTGGCTCTGACCTTGTGCTTGCTACAACAAATTCACCCTATCCGAAACCTCCTGAAATTAGACACGCTGACGCTTTATGGCGACGCCGAAATGTACTTGCACATGTTTCATGTGCCCCTGCTTTCCGAAAGGATTTCTCCACTGCTGTTGACCCTGCTAAAATTGACCCTAATAATCCTTATGGACATCTTCGTTTTGGCCTTTTGAATCCAACGCGCGACACTGCTCCAACTGGAGTACAGCACGACTTCACTAATTTCATCAATTATCTTCGTGAAGATATGATGGAACATTTTAGACGTGAAGCTGCTTCTGTTCGCAATTTGAAAGATGATATAGAACATGCTCGTGATCGATTTAATGAAACATTCAATCAATCAACTGAAATGTTTGCCGATCACTGGAAAGATATATTGCGAACCCGCTTGGAACTTTCTGCTTTTAACGAACCTGCCCATCATGATATGACGAATTCTATCCTCGATGACATACGAATGATTCCCAAACCCACGATACCAAAATTTGAAACCGTTTC